TGACGTAATGACAATAATAATAATAATAATAATATAATTATATATATACCTATATAAATAAGGTGTTTCGTAAGAATTATTTATGGCAGATCTTGAAACTGCCATTATTCAGACATAAATGACGTTTATCAAAGAAAGGTAGAAAGCAAATGACACACTCATACGACATCGAAGTTTCATACACTGACGTGAATGGAAAGCTAATCATCGAATACATTTACGTTTCAGCACGGAACCGCACACAAGCTGCAAAGATCATGCGTGATCGTGGTTACGAAGTTCGCTCAGTTAACATGTGTGGTTAACAACAGCATGAAACCTCAGTTCAAAAAAACCAGACGCAAAGGCGACCTTCAGCATCCTTGGGAATACCAAGGGTGGCTGATCAATAGCGGATCTCGAATGATGTACAATCAAAGCATCTGGAAAGCTCACAAAGATGGACAGCCAATTATCACGTCCAACAGCCTCAATAATTTATGCATCGCAATCGATAGAAAGGAACAAAGCAATGTCAGTGGATGATACAGTCTATGTCGTGCAACGACCCAAGGAAAACAAATTCGGATGGACGCCAGATCTGTCCGACGCTGCGCGGTACGGTAAACTCAGAGTACTCTTCGAAGATGGAGACAAACCACAGTTCCAACCAGACCACGCAATCAGCAAGGCAAGAGAACGTCTGCAAGACTTCGGTCCAAACGACTACATCCTCTGGGCTGGGGGCGGCGATCCCATCGCTGTCATGATCGCTTGCACTGTCGCATCCGAAATGTCCGACGAGGTAAACATCCTACGCTGGGAACGTAACCACAACGCAAGGTCCAGCGATACCCAAGTCGGCTTCTACATGCCAGTCACTCTAAATCTGGGGTAAAAAATAATTTGCAAATAATGCAAAAAAGTTTTGATTTGGTATTGAACTCAATGCCAGAATGACTATCTATTGTGTATAGAGAAAGGAAGAAAGCAAATGATCAAACTTACTAAAACACAATCTACACAATGGAACGGAAACGGACTTGGCACTAGCGCTGCTGAGTGGTGCGTCAAAGGCGCAGAAAACATTCTTGTTTACAAGCTTGGCCTAAAGTGGGTCGCAGCAGATACAGCACACGGAATGAACCGCATCATCTGTCGTGCTTGGTCACGCGCTGACCTACTAGAAATCATGGAAGCAAAGGAGATCGTGTAATGTCTTACAATCGTATCATGAAACACCAGAAAAATGGTTTCGACATCATCGCTAAAGTCTTCGGAGCTGGTGAAGACGCTTACGCGCACATCCTATACAGACCATATGGCGAAGAGAAATATATCTATCTTGGCAAAATCTACAAAACCACAACAGCAGCTTGTGGAACAACTCGCGACACAGCAACATGGCATCATCGCCACGCTGAAAGTCCAATCCAAAAAACAACATGGCACGACGCTGCCAAGAAACTTTACACAGATTGGAGAAAAAATGCACAGGCAACAGTTTAAATCTGGAGACACTGTCGAAGTCATCGATCCAAAAAACTTCTACTTCGGAAAAACCGCAGAGGTCGTAGAAAAAACCGACTACATGGGTATTTGGAATGTACGCATCGATGACGTGCATTTCACAGTCCACATTTCAAAAATGAGAAAGGTAAAAAAGAATGACGGATGAAGAAAGAAAAGCTGCCGTACTCGCAGAAGTACGCAAGTACATGGACGTGCCAAAAGACGAAGAAGACAAAGTCTTCAACTCAGTCAAGGCACTCGTCAAAATGGTAAACGAAGAAAGGCAGAAAAAAGATGATAGTTAAATCTTGGAAGTTCACTGGCTTCAACTCAGACATGCCAGACTGGATACAAAAAAACACAAGCAAGCGTAAAGGATCTGGTTACATCTGGGTCCACACGCAGCGCGGCGAAATCCCAGCCAACAAAGATCAGTGGATCTCAATCGACCTCAAAGGTCACGTCGATATCCACGACAACAAACCAAACGGCATCGTCAAAGAAACAATCGCTGGCGCTGCCTTCATCGTCTTCGTCCTAGCCTTACTTGTGGTGATGCTTGCATGGTAACAAAGGAACTCGCAAGGCATTGCTACAACCACTACAAGCTAGATCACAGCGGCCATCACGGATGGAACCACTGGATGCGCGTCCTAAACGCTGGACTCATTCTAGCTGAACACGAAGGGGCAAACCAAAACATCGTCAAGCTCTTCGCCATTCTACACGACGTAGAACGCAACGATGAATACCGCGACAAAGAACACGGACTTCGAGCAGCCTTCCACGCAGAAGAGTTGCGAGGCAAGATGTTCGACATCTCCAATCGCGATATGGGCATACTCAAAGAAGCCATGATTTACCACTCAGATGGATACACAGATCACGACAATATCACAGTCAAAGTCTGCTGGGATGCTGATCGGCTCGACCTTGGTCGCGTTGGTATCACGCCCAATCCAAAAAAAATGTGTACAGAAACCGCAAAAAGTTTTACCATGTGATCAGGAATCAATGGATTTTTTTTGCCTGTGAGCCTGATGCTCATGACTAGACCCACTTCGGTGGGTCTTTCTTTTTTTATATAATTGAATTATCTTTACAAAAAATGAAAGGCAAACAGATGTCGAAAGCCAAAGAGAAAAAACCAGTTGGTCGGCCAAAGTTTGAGATCAACGAAGAAGTATTAAAACGAACAGAACAGCTCATGGCGCAGGGTTTGACGAAGGAACAGTGCGCAAGAGCGCTAGGTATTTCAGTCTCTACCTTCCAGCTTTATCAGGCAGAAAATTCGGAATTTTCGGAAGCAATAAAAAGGGGCGAGTCCCTTGGCATCGAAGAAGTTACCAACGCGCTCTTCCATAATGCCACGGTAGATCGTGACAATACAGCCATCATTTTCTTCCTGAAAAACAGAGCTGGCTGGGTCGATAAGCAAGAACACAAAGTAGAAACAGAGAACAGAGTAACACTGGATCTTACAAGGATTGGCGTAGATGAACTCTCAGCAATTGAACGAGCTTTTGAGCAATCTCACCTTGGATCAGGTCAGAGCGGAGAAATACCGCAGATCATTGAGGGAGTTTACGAAAGCAGCGTGGCCGACGATTGAGCCGGGCGTCGAGTTCCAGAACAACTGGCACGTTGACGCTATCTCAGACCACCTACAAGCCGTCGTAGAAGGCGACATCAAGCGCCTGATTATCAACGTGCCACCGCGTCACATGAAGTCTATCAGCGTGGCTGTGGCGCTTCCAGCGTGGACGTGGACCAGAGCGCCACACAAGAAGTTTCTCTACGCATCCTACGCATCGTCCCTGTCCATCAGGGACAGCACCAAGTGCCGACGCCTGATAGATAGTCCGTGGTACAAGCGACACTTCGCAGACAAGTTCATGCTGACTGGCGACCAAAACCAGAAGCAGAGGTTTGAGAACGACAAGACTGGCTACCGCATCGCCACCTCAGTTGGGGGCGCTCTGACTGGTGACGGTGGTGACATCATCTGCATCGATGACCCACACAACGTCGTGGACAGCGACAGCGCCAAGGTGCGCGAAGGTGTTATCGAATGGTGGGACCAAGCCATGCAGACCCGACTCAATGACCCACGCACTGGCGCATTCGTCATCATCATGCAGCGCGTCCATGAACAGGATCTGACTGGCCACATCCTAGCCAATGAGCTGGGCGAAGAGTGGGACCACCTCTGTCTCCCAGCGCGGTACGAGATCGGACACCCAACGCCAACCAGATCCAGCCTTGGCTTCACAGATCCGCGCACAGCAGAAGGCGAACTGCTCTGGCCCCAGCGCATCGACGACAGAACGCTCGACACTCTTGAGCGCAGCCTTGGCAGCTACGCAGCGGCTGGTCAGCTCCAGCAGCGACCCAGCCCGAAAGGTGGTGGCATCCTGAAGGCAAGCTGGTGGGTTCCTTGGGAGAAGGAAGAGATGCCAGAGATCGACTATGTCATCCAGTCTTACGACACCGCATTCGAGTCCAAGGAAAGCTCCAGCTACAGCGCAAGAACAACGTGGGGCGTGTTCAAGCACCAAGGCTACGACTGCGCGATTGTGCTTGAAGCTTGGTGGGACAAGGTCAGCTACCCAGAGTTACGGATGCTGGCGCAAGAGGCATACGACGATTG